AACCAACGCGACTATGATAGATCATAGTTATTTGTACGTATATATAAGAATATACGTACTGGTTGCCACATAAAGCTGAGCCACATCTATGTTATCCGCAATTACTAGGTCACGCGGTCAAAACCACGTCACGATAATTAGGCCTAATTCGTAACAAAAGACATGCGAACCGCTAACTAACCAATAAGAGCATCTACGAGTTTAAGATACGCCAGACATGGTTGTAATTTGTAGTATAATGTCAAAAGTCATTCGACCTGATAATCTTTCAAACAGGGACGCTGACTTTTCTTTTATCTCAATAATCTTTGTAGTCCCTTTCGAACTTCAAGACGAGGTAATCAACGGTGTAAAAAGCGTTGATTCTATCTGACTCCTCCTTGCAGAGTAAGTCGAACTCTTTTTTTGATACCGAAAAGCAATCTAGCACTGTTTCTAGATTTTTCATCGGTTCATTACGATTCTTAAATAAGAGTAAGATCAGACTTTTATAAATAAATTCTAGATCTCTTTCTTTATCACCGAACAACTTAAAGAAGGCGTAGTACCTACCCAGCTCACTCACGTTCGATTGATTAGAGACAACCAAATCGCGAATTCGTCTACGTAGGTAGAAATACCTGTTATGTTTACTTTTAATCGTTTCGGGACCGTATAATAATTTGTCATACACATCTCTTAAACGTGTGGACAGAAGATTTCCGTCAAGGAATCTTTTAAGAAAAGAGGCTTGCTTCTCTGAATCAATGGTCGCGTTCAAATTGTCAGGTAGTGAAACCCTATAATTTAAATTAACCAAAATCCAATCTTCAATCTCTTTCTCGCAATTCTCTCTTAAGCGTAGATCAGAGGAAATAACAACATCGTCACCTTGTATCTGAAGGCTGTAGCCGAGCTTAACTTCGGAGAAGCACGGACAGTTTTCGATGACGACTGTTCAAATAATCCAAGTAGATAAACTATTTATCAAACTTGTGAAGGCGTGTCCCGTTGGGATACCTTTTCTGACACTAAAAATACCGCCTGAATTAGATACGTATTTTTTATTTACGAAACTATTTAAAAAATATTTCTTAAATCCGGATGAATTCTTGTGTTCCGCCCAACAATCTCAAAATATATCAAATGCTAAAAGTTCAATTGGTTTCTCAACATGAGCATCGTGTTGTTTGCCATCAATTTCGCTGTGATAATTATGTTTAAGAATGTTTGAGTATCTCCTCTGAAAACCACAATGCGTATCGGAATGACCCAATCAAATTTCACTTTCGTACAGACCACTTCGAACTCAACTGGTCTTAAATTTTTCATAGAAGGTACTTCCGAGCAAAACATCATGTGTTTCAGGGATAAAAAGAGCTCGGGTCTTGATGCCCTCCCCAGGGCTACTTTCACCGATCTTCTCTCTGCTACCGTAACAGTAGTAACTACCATCAGCCTCTATTCCGCCATGTCCGATTTTATCTCAGACTGACATCAATTGCATAACTGTGGTCAAGACGACATGTTCTTTGTCGATTTTCTTCGCCCCTTTGGGTAGAGCCTTTTTAAAAACAGCCCTCGTTAGAATACCCGGATGCGTTCCTTTCACGACCTTAGCTTCGTATAAATCCTCTCTCACAGGAAATTCTACTTCACTAGGCAACTTAAGTCTTAAAATGTCAAACTTAGTCTTCTCTAACAAAACTAACAGTTTCTGGTCCGAGTAACGTCCTTGTGAATAATCTAAAGAAAACTCCTGCAACCCTACCTGTCCGGGTAGATAACCAGCGTGACAGACGTAAGAATCTAGTAATTCCTTCAAACTGTAACTTCCTTGTAACAGCCCGCAGAACCAAGCTAACAAATTACTGAATGAGATGAAATCAACTTTAGACCTACTAATGAAAGTTGATGGACCATTGGTACCAATGAGGCTAACGTGATCGTTGCCAATAACAAACGGACCGAATTCTTTATTAATCAGTTTTGCGTTGCTTAGTTTAACACTCATCCCCGTATGAGAGCGAGTGATAACTTGAGAATAATCCATAACTTGATGGATTTTCTTACCTTTGACCTTACTTTTCTTGGTTGGGAAGTTCGGGCCAAGTAGATACCTTCAACTGAGGCTCCTTGCGTTATAAGCTGAGAAGAAACTCATACTTATAGGACTTAACTGTCCAGTTTGGGAAACTGATCGACAGTTAGTCGTTTTACAAATTGCTTCAAAAGCGAATTAGTATTATATTTGTCTTTATCTTTACGATAAAGACTTAAAATGTGACTCTTCACTTTGGCTAGACGATTCTTTCGAATAGCTTTGGTGCCCTTATCGTTTTCCGTACTGAAACCAGAAGCAGTGATTTTATGAAAGACCCTAAAATCAAAATCCTCAGCCGTTAGTTTAGAAATAGTTAACAAGGGCCCACTAGAAGACGCAATATCCGCCTCTAATTCTCGTTTATCTGCAATAATTTTCGCCTTAGGCGTGTTTTGAAGATAACCACGATCTGACAACTCGATAAATCGGCTGGCGAACTTTAGCTTAATGTCCTGGACATTAGCGAGTAGCGATTCCCACTCTTCTACCGTAAGTTCAGTAGAAAAAGCATCGAAACTTAACGACGCTGTAGTGGAAAAAACTTTTAAAGAAGCACTAACAATAATAGAATAAAGACCACTTATAGCACTAAGACGACTAAGAACTTCATTAGTGCCCTCTCAAGTGATTTGAGAGGAATTTGTTTTTATTCATAATGCTGCACCTAAATAGACAGTATCATCAGGACCGAAAATAGACCTTATGACCCCCAAGACATATTTTAATTTTAAACATGCCAACTCGTCAGCTGTTAACTTGACAAGATCTTGACTTTCAGTTGGAACTGAAGCGACCAACTCACTTTTCAGTGGTTGTTTAATGAAATTCTTCAAATAGTTGACTTTGCCAGCAAAGCCTTCAATTTCGTTGAATAACTTATTCTGTTCAGCATCCGTTAAAGGACGGATCAAAAAAGAGGCTGACTTAATTTCAAAGTCGCCCTTTATACTAACATGGCTCTTCTCCCTATGAGCGGCCTGTGTTGTATCACCCGAGAAATGTCGTATCCTACCATG